ATGTCAAAAGAGAACTAAACTCGTTAGAGGAAGATTTGGATAGAAAGTTACAAAAATCTTTGGACAACCCTCTGGCAAACAGGTAAAATTTGGTATGGCTGAAAAACGTAAAAAACCAAAAATTAACTATGCTGCGCTACTACGCAAACATAAGTCTGGACGCTCAATCGGATCTACTAATCGTGCTCGCCTTGTTGCACGAGGACTTATAGCAAGAAAATCAGGATCACATAAGGGAAAGAAAATAGATCTTGGAAAAAGAGGAAAAAGTTAAAGTCTACACCAAGGCGGAGTTTCCTGAAACTGACGATTATTGGTTATTTAAATACGATAATACTAAAAAAATAACAGAACAATTAGTACATTATGATGAGGGATTTGCTTTATTAAATGTAAGAAAAGTTTATACCAATGATATTTACTGGGGTGTATTTTTTACTACTATGGATAAGCAAGGGACAATTTTTCACTCCTTTAGATGTAAAGATAGAGGATTTTCTGAATCTTTAGTAGATGATAAAGATCACTTTTTAGAAATATATAAAAAGGACTTAATTGGTTCTGTTAATAGACATAAACAAAGATCTCAATATAAATCTGTAAAACCAGATTTTTATAAAGAGTACGACGTATCTTTTATGATAGATTCTAATAATAACTACTATGCTACAACTGCTGTTGTAGAAAATTCATTAGTTAGAGGTTTATACGGTTCAATTTCTACTAAAAGCTATGAAGAAAAAACAAAAGAATATGGAATTTCTATACTTAATAGATTTCCAACAAAAGAGGAAGTAAAAACTCACATAATAGACAAACAAACAGAAGCAATAAATTCTAATTTTATAACACATGTAAGTACTGGTTATAGCAAAATTATTATTGAACACCCTACTCAGTATGAAAACGAGTGGAGTGATATCAAAAGGAGACAAAAATGTCAAAAAAATCACCAATGATGAACGGAAGTAAAATGAAGGGTCAGCGTAAAACTGACGGCTTAACACCCGCACAAAAGAAACTTCCACCAGCACTTCAAGCTGCTATTCTTAAAAAAATGAAATCTAAATAATCTAAGGAGTCCCCCATGGATTTAAAAAAAGCAGCACTTATGGCTGATTTTGCTAAGATAGCCTATGAAAAGCAAGATACTGCTCAAACACAAATACAATCTTTAGGATATAATGAATTTGCTTGGTTTGATACTGACGGCACTCAGGCCTTTGCTTGTAGAAAAAGTAATGCAAATAATATTTTCATTGTATTTAGAGGAACTGAGCCTAATCAAATGAAAGATATCTTAGCTGATGTTAAAGCTTGGAGAAAACCAGCACGAGAAAAGGGTTTAGTTCATTTTGGGTTTGCACAAGCTCTTGATAAAGTCTATGATAATATTGTTCAGTGGTTATCTGAACAAAAACTTGACGGTGAACGCAATATTACGTGTACGGGTCACTCACTCGGAGCTGCATTAGCTACTATCATGGCAAGTCGGTTAGACGCCAACGAACTTTACACTTTTGGTTCCCCCCGCATAGGTAATCGCGCTTTCGTCAAAGAAATGAATAACGATGGAATTGAACATTATCGTTTTGTTAATAACAATGATATTGTTACTAAAGTTCCATTCCCAATAAGATTTGTCCATCATGGTGAATTAGTTTATATAAATCATCATGGAAATATTAGAAAAATGTCTCCTTGGCAAAGATTTAAAGACCAATGGAGAGGACGCATGCGTGCTCTGGCTAAAGGACAACCATTTGATGGTATTTTTGATCACTCAATGGACTTATACTATCAAAAAGTACAAAATGTCTTTATACAGAGCCAGAAGTAAATGCCCAATCTGTTCACAAGAAGAAGAAGTTTGGTTCCAAAACGGTAAAATTGAACCTCTTGATATTGTAGAATGTCCCAAATGCTCACAACTGTATGAGCCTCAAAATTTTATATCTACGTTTCTTGATTTAAGACAAAATTCAACTATATCTTCCAACTATGCTGTAATGACATCTACTCTGTAGTTGCTTAGTGCTTTAAAATATACTATATTTAGTTATATTTTAAACAAGGAGGCAGTTATGGCTAAAAAACGTCAACGTAAACAGCAAACATCTAAAGGCAATACTCACCAGAATCCAAATCGTTTTGGAAACCGAATTCGTAAATCTATGCTTATTGACTATAGAGGGTCAGACTTAGAAAGCGCAAATAAGGTTAATGCTTGGCGTGCTGGTAAAAATGTTATGCTTACCATCCAAAATCCCGATAAAAAGAATACTAAAGAACGCATGATTCGTGTACCCGCAGTTGATGTTTGGGGCTTTCCTCGTCAAGCAAATTTGCGTATGCGATAATGACTGAGTTTAGTGATGGTATATTTAACGTAATCAAGCACAGTAGTGCTGCTCTTGCTGTTATATACACGTTAGGTCATATATTTATTGCAATGACTGTTGTAAGCCTTATGACTGGAGCAAGTATATGGGAAGCAGGAGCAGTTGCGCTTGTAGAACCTGCAATCAACGGTGGTTGGTTTTATATACTTCATAAAACCTGGAGTAACTTTAAGTAATGGAAATTTTATGGGCAGTTTATTTAGAAGTTTGTTTAATCTCTTCTTGCATTTCACAAGAAGTTCAAAGGTTTGATCCCCCACAAGCAGAAACTAAGTGTGTTGAAATGTTAGAAGCCTATGTCAAAGTTCCCTCTGATGGAGAGTGGGACTCTATAGAATGGGTTTGTAAACCACTACATAGTGAGGGAGTGTAATGCCTGAAGGACCAGAGTGTACTAGAACTTGTCGTCAGCTTGATCGCGCTACTCGTGGTAAGTCTTTAGTAAATATAAACTTTATATCAGGAAGATATGTAAAAAATTTACCCACGGGTTTTGCAGATTTTTATATAGCTTTAGAAGAAAATCATCTCCCTGTCAAAGGTGTGTTTAATAAAGGTAAATTTATTTGGTGGGAATTTGGAGACATGTTTCCCATTTGTTATATGTACACTACCCTAGGAATGACAGGCAACTTTAAACTTAAACCTTCTAAATATACACGATTTGCTTTATACTTTGATGATGACTCTTCTATCTACTATAACGATATGCGCAATTTTGGGACTACTAAGTTTGTTCATAAAGAAAGTGATCTACAAGCAAAACTTAGATCAATCGGACCTGATATGCTTAATAATCCTTGTACTCTTGACGAGTTTAATACCCGCGCACGAAGTAATCCCACTTACTCGGTAGTAAAGTGGTTAATGGATCAGAAAAAGATTTCTGGTGTAGGTAATATTTATAAGTCAGAATCCTTATTCTTAGCAGGTATTGCTCCTCATAGAACTATGGGATCTTTAGGTGGAGAAGAACTTGAAAAACTTTATTATGCAATTTGTAAGGTACTTTCAGCATCGTATGAGACCGGAGGCGCAACTATTCGTAATTATTCTGATCTATATAATAATCATGGGAAGTATACTCGTTTTGCATCAAACCCTACTGAGATAGTAGAAGCAAGAGGTGGTCATGTAATGGTTTATAATCAAAAACAGGATATTTACGGCAATTCAGTAGAGAGGATCAAGCTTGATGATGGAAGAACAACTTTTTGGTCTCCGGCGGTGCAGTTTTGAGTGAAGAATCTAAACTAATTTTAATTTCAGATTTCATTGAGCAAAAAATACGTAAAGAACAAGAACTTGAATTTTATCTTAAAGAACTTACAGAGTTAAACCGTAAGATTGGATTCTTACGGCAAGAAGTTGATTTAACAAACACTATTATCAATATGATCAAAGCAGAACAAGTTCATGATGTTAAAGAGCGCATGGTTGAAAGACTAGATAATCAAATTATAAGAGGTAATGATGACTTGGGCTAACTATAATCCTATCCAAGCTATGTTGGAACAATATCATGAAGTATCAAATGAAGATGATGTATTGATTCCTACTACTGACGACGTAGCCTGGACTCATTTTGTAGAGCAGCGTTGGGTATACGATAAGATGCGAATTTGTGCTTCGCAAGATATACCTCACGGACCAATAGGAACAACTCCTACTGAGTACCCAATTTGTGTAAAGCCTATCTATAACCTTTTTGGAGGCTCTATAAACTCGCAGGTTTGCCATAATGAAGAACAATACAGAAAAATTACTGATCCAAGTCTTTTTTGGTCTCCCTATCACATGGGAGATCACTACTCTGTTGATCTTATTATGTGTAATGGTAGTGTTGTAGAGAGGTTTGTCTTTTGCGGAGAAAAACTCCAACACGGAGCTTTTGATTACTGGTACTTAATTAATGATGACTTATATAATCATGCTATAGATGATGCAGTAAGAATAGCTTGGAGCTGGGCACAAGAGCAGTTATGGGATTATACTGGCTGCGTAAATATTGAAATAATTGGTACTAGCATTATTGAAGTTCAGCTGCGAATGGGAGATATTGATCGTTTAGGTTGTGCTTCTTTGATGGAATCTATCCATAACCTCTATGCAACTAACAATTGGACGTGGAAACAACCTGCAAACTTTCCAGAACATTTTTATATAGCTGCTCTCTTTGGTCAACCCAATGTCAACTTTTCTATTAATTATAATATCGTAGATGAAATATGTGATAAACTCACCTATTGGCAAATAGACAATCCAAAAGAATACTTTGCAAACCCTTACCACGGAAATAGATTAGCTGTGTTCTGTGGAGAAAATTGGTCTGAAGTTGTTAAAGCTAGAAACCTTACTATCGCACTTTTTTCTCCAGACATTGATGGGCGTTATGTAGATTGTTTATCAGGTTTTAGAGAACTTAGGCTATAACCTTGATTGAGGTTTCTAAAGTATTAACCGAAAAATATAATGATATATATTCTTTTTTAGAGTGGTTCATACAGTCTGAATTAAATAAGTATGATGAATATAGAAATTATACCTGTGAAGGTTCTTGCCTTCTTCTTTGTAAGCATCTTCCAAATACTTGGCAATCCTTATTGATCACCAATGATTTTCATGCAATAGTTTTAGTTGATAAATTGTTTTGGATTGACATATATGTAGGCATCATCGTAAATACTGACTTTTCTAAATATGAAAAATTATCAAATTTTGATTTAAGAAGATATAATAATCAATACCCTGATAGGTTTGCTAATAAACATATTTTTCAAGTCTCTAAAGTAGAGACTATCAAACTTGCATCTTTTAATCTAAAAGACATCCTTAAAAAAGCTTAATAATTGCTTTATGCTTTTTATTTGTGTTATATTTTATAAAATAAGGAGATTGAGATGAAATGGATAATCGTAATATTTGTAAATTTTCTTCCTGTCACTGCTCAGTGGGAGATGTATGATTATAGTGATAACCCATTTGACTCAGAAGTAGCTTGTTTACAGTTTGTTGTGCAAAATAAACAATTTTTAATAGACGAAGCTAACAGAGCGTATCGCCGCAATGATAAAGATTATGTAATTGGTTGTCCTACTTTGGATAAATTCAATGATAATGTAATGCCTGAGGAGATTGCCGCATGAATAAAGCTGAAAAATTACAGTATCATGAGAGTTGGTTGATGAAACGCGGTGTTCATCCCTCTCAAATAAAAACTAAAAATAAATCTCATATCAAAATGCCTTGTTATAAATCTGAAGTAGAAACTGCTCCTACCTCAGACCGTGTAGGCAATGGTTTTGTCAAGAGTAAGCATAAGTACTCTGGATCAGGTGTTCATGTTGGTCAGGCATATAATAAAGGCAACTTAGTAGTACTTTCAACTTCAGAAGCAAATGACGCTGCAACAGGGAAAAGACGATGAAACGATTTACACAACAAGAACAAGCAGTTTATACCAAATATGCAAACGACTACGTTCGTACTGTAAATAAGTGGTGTCAGGACAATATTTATCGCAAGTTCAATCTTGCTCATATCAATCTTGATTGGAGTCCTAGTCGTTCTTGCTCTCGTGGTGGTATGTATGCTGACGGTCCTGGTATCAACATTGCTATGTATCGTTGTTGTAAAAGCGATACAGGAGATGTTCAGCGTGTTTATGAGTATAAAAGTTTTGATTTAGATCCATTAATTGGAGGCATTTATACTAGGACTAAGTTTCATAATTTAGAACTAACTATTCTTCACGAAATAGCACACGCACTTCAGTACTATTCTTATCGTGTAAATGGTTTTCGTTGTAAACCACACGGTACTGTTTGGAAAAACTTTTATCGTAGATTACGGGAAGAATTTTTGAACCCAAAGCTTGAAGACCAGGTTGAACTTAAAGCTGAATATGATAAAATAAAAGAACAGATTGAGACTGGAAAATTTAAGCTTGTTACAGATGATTCACTAGCAAGGCTTTTCGGGAGGGCAGCTTCTAATTAATACTTATTGTGATAGACCATGGACTGAATTACACATTGAGGAAGACGGCAAAGTAACACCTTGTTGTGTCATGCCGTCTAATCGTTTTCCTATGGGCGATTCCCTACAAGAATATATTAAAGGAGAGCCTTTAAAAGAATTAAAAAAGTCTCTTGACTCTGGTATTCAACACCCCAACTGTGAGTGGTGTTGGCTTAATGAACAGAACAAGATGAAATCTCATAGAATCTCTGAGTCTAGAGGTTCAGGTCTTAAGTCCATTCATATTAGATTAAGTAACGTCTGTAATTTTAAATGCAGGATGTGTAATCCAAGCTTTTCTTCTACATGGGCTCAAGAAAATAAAAAACATAATTATTTTACAAAAATGGATAATGAAATAACTAAAGATGCTATAGAAGCAAATGGCGATGTTTTATTTAAGATTTTAAGTTCTGCCATTAGGTCTGGCTCGCTTAAATATCTTAGTATTTCAGGCGGAGAGCCTCTCATTACTGACTCTCATCTAAAGTTATTAAACTTTTTAATTGAAAACGACTTAACAGATATCACACTAGGTTACTCTACAAATTTATCAAACCTTAATTATAAGAATGTTGACCTTCTACCCTTATGGGAGAAGTTCACTCACGTAAATTTAGAAGCAAGTGTTGATGGTTGGGGGCCTCATGTTGAGTATTCTCGTGATGGTTTTAGCTGTAAAACCTTTTTAACTAATTTTAAAAAATCTTTTAAGTTTATTGATGCTATTAACTGTGTTGTAAACATTTATAGTGTTTGGACTCTGCCTTATATTGAAAGATTTAGAAAATATGGTATAAATATTGAATATTCTCCTTGTTTTGGACCAAAGCATTGTAATCCTCAAATACTTTTGAAAGAAGATAAAGATGTTTTGTTTGATCTCTATAAAGATTATCCTGAACTACTAAAAGTTTTTAAAAATTTTATAGACAATATTGACTCATCTGTGTATACTTATGATAAGTTAGAAAAGACTAGGACAGATATGATTAATTACAATCTTCTACTAGATTCTTACAGAAACACTTCTTTTTTTGATGTGTTTCCTATGTATAAAAAATATTTAAGGAGTTAAAATGGCAAACGTGTGGGTAGGAGAAAATTATTATATTACAAATATTTATGTTACAGATAGTAGCTACTTTGACGACACAAAGACCGGTGATGCTGCAAACGTCACTGCAAATGCTTATTTAACTATTTTACAAAGACTACCAGAAAGTTCTTTTCCCTCTGTGACTGAAGTAGCTTTTGATACTGCTAGAGATAGTATAACACTAGGTTTAGGTGATGATGACTTAGTTAATGCTCTACTACCAAAAATAAACGATGCATTAGCTGCAGATGATGCTTCTGATAAGTCTGAAACCCACTCCCCCACTGCTCTTGATAATTACTCCGTTAAAATATGATCTTAATAGCAAATGGTTGTTCCCATACAGCGGGAGCTGAAATTGAAGCACCCCTTCAAGGTGAGTGCTATGATAAGGCTTGGCCTAAAAAACTAGCTGATTCTTTAGGGTACAAATATATAAATTTAGCAGTCTCTGGCGCATCTGATGATAGAGTTGCACGAACAACTATCGAATATATTGGTAAGCTTAAAAAATCTCCTAATTATAATCCCAGTAAAATTTTCGTAGTTATTAGTTGGCCCGGACTTTATAGAACTGAAGTTTATCAGACTGAGCCTGACGAGCCGGGGTTTTGGGATGCTGGCTGGATGCCTATGGTTGTAGGTAATGAAGAAACTTATAAGCAACAGTGTTCAAAAATTTCCTTTTTTTATTATAAAGCCTGGGTTCTAAGACAGAATCATTTTCAAGCTTGCATCAAATTCTACTCAAATGTTTTACTTCTCCAAAATATCTTAATCTCAAATAAAATTAAATATCTATTTTGGAACTCTTGTGGAACTGTGTCCTTAAAACATCAGGAACACTACTTTAATGAAGTAAATCATAAAAGATATCCTTATATGCTAGAGAAAGAAAGATCTTACACAGACATTTTAGAATTAAACGGGTATAGACATTCTCCTTTCGCTCAGTGGGGTCATTATGGAGAAGATGCTCAAGAGTGGTTCGCTGACTTTTTAAAGTCCTATATAACAAAAAATAAACTACTTTAATCTTGCTTATTAATAACATAGTTGATATTCTATAAAGGTCTCGATCAAAAGAGACACAGAGGGGACGGAAAGACAGGTACAGTATATACTTACCTGTCTTTCTTTTTACCTTGCATATTGCTTATATTTACTGTATTATAGAGAAAATATGGAGAAAAGGATGAGCGAGTATTATGTTAGAAAAGGTAAATATGCGCCAGAAGTGGCAAAATTTAATGAGTCTAGTCAACCAATTGATGTCTACTCCTTCAATAGTAGAGGGTGTACTTGTCCTGCTCGTACTAGGAGCTGTAAGCATTCCCGTATGATAGATGAGTGGGAATCTAGAGGACGTCCTGTAGGTTTGATTTTTAATGATAATGCAGAAGTTGTCTGGCAGATGGAGTTTTAGATGATACTTTTTGATATGTTATTAGCGGGTGCGGCTGGATTTTTTGTTGGGTGGCTTATAGTACAGATATGGAAATAATAGTTTTATCTGGAGGGTTCGACCCTGTACACGATGGGCATATTGCTATGTTTGAAGCAGCTGCTCGTAAGTATGACTATGTGATTGTAGGACTTAATTCTGATGAATGGTTGACTCGTAAAAAAGGCAAACCTTTTATGCCTTATTCAGTTCGTGAAAAAATACTAAAATCTATTAAGTGGGTTGATGAGGTTTGGGATTTTGATGACAGCGATGATTCTGCGTGTGCCTTATTAGAATCTGTTGCTTTTTCTCACGCTAATATTACTTTTGGTAATGGCGGGGATAGATCAAACGATAACTATCCTGAGTTTACTTTTTGTTTAGAGCAGGATATTGCGATAGATGATACTTTAGGTGGTTCATCAAAGCTAAACTCATCTTCAGATTTTCTTAATCAGTGGCGTATTGAGACTTGTGATCGAGATTGGGGAGAGTGGAAAGTTCTGAATAATTATAATTCTACCACTAAAGTAAAAGAACTTATTGTTCACCCAGGTAAATCTCTTTCTTGGCAAAAACACCAGTACAGAAGTGAGGTGTGGTTTGTTAGAGAAGGTACTGCAACTATATACTTTTCTCTAGACTCAGATGGGAATGATGTTATCAAAACTACAAAGGGTAAACATCAAACTCATACTTTATTTTCAGATAGGTGGCATCAACTTGTTAATGAAACAGATAAAGAACTATCAATTATTGAGATTCAGTATGGTACTAAGTGCCTTGAGTCTGACATTGTGCGCTCCCCCCGTCCAAGCTGAAGAAGATAGTTTAACTTGTTTAGCTACTAATATTTATTGGGAAGCACGGAATCAGTCATTTGCTGGACAAATCGCAGTTGGACTAGTAACAATCAATCGTGTAGTTGATACTAGATTTCCTGATACAATTTGTGATGTAGTATATGAAGGTCCAATCAAAGAATCTTGGAAAACCCGTATACAACCAGACCTACCAGAAAATGAACGTGTATTTTATCCTAGGCGTGATAGATGTCAATTTTCTTGGTATTGCGATGGTAAATCCGACAAATTTCCTCATTATGATTACGAATCTATTCACGATGCTTGGCTTGTTGCAGAGCTGCTATTAAACCCTGAGATTAAGTTTGTGGACATCACCGAAGGTGCAACACATTATCACGCTGATTATGTAAGCCCTGAGTGGTCAGAAACACTTACAAAAACAACTACTATCGATAACCATATCTTCTATCGTTGGTAATTTAACACTTGCTCTCTCCTTAGATTTATGATACTTTTTCATTGTAGATGCTCAATTGAGGTCTACGTTTTAAATCTTTGTTCAACGAGAAGGAGATAACATGACTCGTACATTCGCACTTCCAAGAAATGCTTTTCTTGGGTTCGATCATATATTTGACGAACTAGAAAGAATACAATCCCACGCAAAAGATACCTACCCACCTCATAATGTAGATACCTACCCACCTCATAATGTAATAAAAGAGAGTGAGCTGGATTATACCATTGAACTAGCTGTTGCAGGGTTTAAACAAGATGATTTAGTCATTGAGTTAAAAGACCATGTGTTGACCGTAACTGGAGAACGTAAACAGCGCAGAGACACTAATGTCTATGTTCATCACGGTATTTCGACACGTAAGTTTGTAAAAAGCTATCGTCTTAGCGAATACACAGAAGTTGTTGGAGCTGATCTTAAGGATGGAATTTTAAGTGTTAACTTAGCAGTAAAATTACCCGAAGAGCAAAAGCCTAAGCTTATTAAAATCGCAAGCTAGGCAGTCAGCGTCTCCTAGATTATTAAATCAAAGGAGAAATAAAATGACAGCTAATGTCTTAAATACATACTCATACATTCGTACTGGAATTATTGCACAACCTTTCAATTGGTTTGTTGGTTTTATGAGTTCAATTGGTGAAGCTATTAAGATGTCTCGTCAAATTTCAGCTAATGAGCAAATCGCTCGTGTGTTGTTAATTGAATACCCAGAGCATACTTACTACAGCCTTTTGGCGGAACTTAATCATAAAACTTTGGAAGGATACAGTAAAAATGCGTAAATTTTTCAAAAAATTCTTTTCAATCGAAGTAGAGACACCTAATCCATGGCAATACATGGCTCGACCACTCAAGTACAGAGAGTACCAATATACTCTTTCAGAACTAGAGCGTAGGCTAAATGCCGAAATTAATGGATATGGAACACGATACTAATGTGGCCTTATAATACTGAGGAAAACGAGTATCTAACATAAAAACTAATAAGGTAGACGGTAAAACTGTCTACCTATAATAATAATAATTAAGGAGTCGATATGACTATAACAAAATACGCAGCCCCTATGATGGTTGCTTTACTTTCTACATCTGCTATTGCAGACGTAAAAATTGGTGGTGACTTTGAGTGGAGTTACCAAGATAATGATAGCGCAAAATCAACTGCGGTTGATGCAGATGTCAACATTAAACCATCAATTACTACCGACACAGGAATGACTATTAGTGCTGATTTTAATATCAATCAGGACGGAGGAGACGATGGTGGAAATAGCATGACCATTAAAAATGATCAGTTTGCTTTAGATCTTGGTGATGTGAATAGTGCTCTTGACGCTATTGATGATAAAACAGATTGGGGTTATGTTTTAACTAATGGCTCACCAAGTGTTGATCACGCTGCTATTTTAACTCTAACACCAATTAGTGGTCTAAAAGTTAATGCCTCATACGCATCAGGCGACGACTACGGTACAACTGCTGGTGAAGGCTATGCAGTAAGCGCTGCTTATGCTATCGGTGAGATTGCTTCTGTTGGAGCTGGTAAAATGTACAACGCTGATGATTCAGAAGCTGTTATCATGAATGTTTCTGGATCAGCTGGACCGATCGGTCTTGCTGCGGAAGTGTACACAGATACTACTGCAGCTGGTGTTGACACAGACACAACTACTATGAGTGCAACTTACTCAATTGATTCTTATACTTTTGGTGTAGAAACAATGAAAGCAGAATCAGCTGGAACAGTTTCAAGTGACGAACTTACTTGGGGTATTCATCAGACTGTAACTCCTGGGCTAGTTGCTTTTGCTGAGATAACTTCTGACGATAAGACTGCTAGTGAAAAAACTACAGCTATCGGTCTTACAATGAAGTTTTAATAATTTAAAACTACATAAAGATCTTGCAAAGGAGTTACTGAGGTAGCTCCTTTCTTGCTTACTGCTTATTTAATTGTTATCATATTCAAAATGGAGATTTAAATGACAGACGAAAACTACCCATACGATAAAATATTTGATCAACCACATCCAGGTCTTATAAGGCAAGAACTTGTTACTTATACTGAACTAGATGGCAGAGTTCATCGCACTACAGTCACCAGAGCATTCTTTGGTGATGATTATAATGATTCTACAACCACTTGCCCTATAGGATAAACTATGTCACACTTAAATAAACTTTCCAAAGTAAACCCACAAATCAATATTGAACGCGCTGAAAATGGCTGGATTTTTGAAGCTTCTGGTCGTTCACACGATGACGATTGGAAGAATATTAAAATTCTTGTAAACACTTCTGACACCTTATATAAATTGATTGAAGAGCACAACGAGATGGATCTAGACTAATTGGCTTCACTGTTTGCCTACACAGGTAAAGTTGAGGTCAAACCGTTAGTTGATTCTTTTAATCCTTGGTTAGAAGATCGCTGTAAGCAGATTCTTAACTTTCCTTACCATTTACAATGTCATGCCGCTCTTTGGCGGGAAGAATTTCAAAAACCTTCGTGGATAGTTTACAATCTTAATTGTTTTTGGACTACTCATGGAGGTTCTCGTTTGCTTGTAGCCTATTTGCGTGGGGATAAATATATACAAGCTAATATTATTTGTCAATATGTATCCAGTCCTTTTCCTGACTTAGTGCCGTTTACTAATCTTAAAGTTACTAATAATATACTAAAATGGGATGATAACGATCATGAATGGGATAAGTGGTGTGTTAGAAATATAAACTTTGAACACGGAATAAAAATTAAATGTGGTTCTATTAATCATACTTTAGTTGACAAAAAACCCATACAAACAATACAAGGTCACTATATTTCTGTAACTCGTAGGCTTTTAGAGAAAGTATCAGAATGGAATAAGGATAAAGAGTATTGGAAATCATTGAACACATAAAATGGTGGCGTGTAAATCAAGTCTTTTCTAGAGATGAGGGAGATAGAATTCAAGCCTTTATTCGTAGTTATGTTTTGCTTAATTTTGCACAGGGAAAACGCGATGAGGCGATTAAAAGAACTTTTGTAACTAAAAGCTCGCCTTTTAAATATATATTTCAAGAGTTAGATGTAGAATTAAGAGAGTATTTTAAAGATTATATATTTAATACTGATAGCCTTAGAGTTGAACTTTGTGCTGATGCACAAGGTATGTGGATTGATCCACACTATGATATACCAGAAAAATCATTCACAATGCAAGTATACTTGGGTCACGGTGATACTGATGGTACTATATTTCATTTTGAAGAGGGGTATGATCATGAAGTGCCTTGGGTTGGTAACTGTGGCTATATTATTGTTAGAGACAAACCATTACTACATAGTCTGAATAGGGTTAAACGAAAAGTAAGACACACAGTTTTAATTAATTATGTTAACGAATCTTGGGATGACGCTTCGCAGTTGTTTTGTGGCTAATTAATTATTATTTTACTATAAATATGGAGATAAATATGATTAGAAACGATAGAGATAAATACGAACGAATTATTCACCTTTTGCGTGAAATTGAATATGCTAGATCACAATTAGCACCACAAGATACAGGCCATATCAGCACTGCTATTGGATGGATGGAAAAGCGTGTGTCAGCTTTGACTGAAGAACTTAAAAAATCAAATGACACCCATTGAGATATTTGAATACAAACAAAAATGGAAACCTGGCTATGTAGTTAGACTTCACTCAGATCTAAGAAGCAAAGCTAAAGACTATTGTAAAATTCAGATGTTCAAACATCAATGGGATGTCACTGAGTATACTAATTCATATGAAGATACTTGGGTGTTTGAAAATAGATTAGATGCTACTAGCTTTGTGACACAATGGGATGAAAGGTTTGTAAATCAATAAGATGAATAATTATTTACTTGATAATTTTAATAACAACTCTTTAGAATATGATAATGAAAAATACACGTTTGATAAGTATGTATTAGGTATCATTCAAGAGGATTATCCCTATGTAGATGATTTATCAAAAATTCATACTCACGGACTTAGTGGTAATCAAGTACTTAAAATTAGTGAAAAGGTTCAAAAATCTTTTAGTAGTTACGAATTTAGTACTATGATTGATTTGTTTGCTGCCGAATATCTCCAACCGTTAATTGGAGACACAGAGTTTCTTGTCAAGAGGTATCCAACTTTAAATTTCGTTGTCCCTAATCAAGAAGAAATAGGTAGGCGTTTACCTTTTCATCAAGGTATTACCTATGATAATGGTCGGGGGCAAGGAACTATCTGGATGCCTTTAACAAAAACATTTGATAGTAATTCTATGTACGTTATTGATCATGAGAATAGTAAAAAAATTACATCTTTTGCTCTCAAAAATAAAATAACATTTGAAGAGTGGGAAAGGTTATGCTTACAGAGTGCTTATCCTATAAAATATGATGTTGGGTCTGCTCATCTTTTTCATCAAGAAATAATACACGGAAATGTTAATAATGTCACTGATAGCACTAGAATGGCTATTGATTGGCATATTCTACTAAAAGATGAAGAGTGTGGACGTAGAATTCCTGGGGGATTTTTTAGAAAAAAAGACGACTTTAAAACTACTACTTTAAATAACGATTCTCGTCAAAGTATTATTTACTTATCGTGTAATTCCTACTACGATAAAAACATTGTTAAAATACACCAAAATGATATAATAAAAAAATACTGTGACCAAAACCAGATAAAGTATAGTTTCAAATTAGAAGAAAACGATCATTTTACATGGCTGCCCTATTTAGAGAGCCTAATGGAGCATGATTACATAGGCACAATACTTATGCTTAGTATATTCAGCCTACCTGATGACAAAGAACGAAGAAGTACAATACTTCAAAAAGCAGTAAAAAATAAGAAAAAAATTGTTTTTGCAAATGAATTACAGACTATACAAAACTTAGACGATATAGCTACCGTTGAGTACTATAGAACTTTTGCTGTAAAGAAAAAAGGAAAGTATTATTGGGAATGATTTATGGTAGTGAAGGTTTAATTGATACAGATTTTACTATTAAAACTAATCTTGATACAGATAATCTAGTGTGGGAAGAAGCTTACTTATTAGCTGCTAACGAAACAGGGGTTTTGTTT